CGTCAGCCTACGATATGGTGGTCCCATTCGTCACCGCCCTGTTGGGTGGCGCCATCGGCAAGTTAGCTTGCTGGATTGTGCGTCGCACGACTCGTGCGGTGGTGATTGTCGTGTCCAAGGTGCCGCTCAAGTCGGACATCATCCTGGTCGGTTCGGTCGCGGGCGTGGTGGCCCTCGTCCGCTCGCGGGCTTCCGACGTGTGGTTCCGCAGCGCGTTGGTGCGGCGCGCGACCTGTTCCACGCCGGATTTTCGCGTGGTGCGGGCTAAAGTGCGAGGGCTATCCTGGGTCGCCGCCCACGGTTACGGTCCCGAGCACCCGCATCCCAAGGCGGCGCAGGCTCGCGGCTCGGCAACTTTAACGCTGAGCGCAATCTGCGCGGCCATTGGCGCGCGGCGCTATGAGGTAAGCGGTTCCAATCGGGAACAGGAGATCCCGGGTAGGCGGTTGGTGTACACCGTCAAAGACCTGGACTTCCCGTGCAAGGACGACGAGCTACTCGACGGCGACGCCGTGTGCCTTGTTGACGTCTTCGACTACCTCGAGCTCGAGGAGTTGGGCCCGTACGTGGGGCACCACATCTTCGCGTACCGCCCGTCGGGCAGGGTCGTTGCCACTAAGTACGGCGACGGCTACGGGTATTTCGAACCATCCGGTGAATGGGTGGAGCACGTCAACGGTGGGGGAGTCTACCGCCACAAGTTATGGCAGGTCCCCGCCGAGTTCGTCATCGTGTCGTCGGACGGCAAGCGGGTGGGCATATATGAGAGTGTGTCCATTCCAGACCCGGTCATCCGGCATCGCGAGATCACGGCGCTACTCTGCAAGCACGTGGTCAGCATGACATTGCCCCGTTTAAGGTGGTGCGTGCGTGATGGCTCTACAAACATCCTGTCGCGAATTCAGGTCGGGGGTGACGAAAACACCGTTATCCTCGTGGCCGACCGGGGTGGCGCCCCGGTGGCATCCGTGCGCTTAACAGCGTCCGGGTCTGGTGATTCGGCAGAGGTGCCCCTACCTGTGCTCGCAGCCATACGAGCCCAGAAGAAGTCGTCGCCTGGAGGCTTTTGGTACACTGACGTCGCCCGCGGTTTGAAAGACGCGGGACTGAAGATGGACCACTGCAGCCAGGTTGTGGTTTCCACAGCGGTCAATTGCGGGTTGGTGCCCCGCACGGCCGTGCACGTCCAGGCCCTGCAGGGAGGGCCTGTGACGCACGACTTTACGCCGCGCGCTCTGCTATTGGCCCCAACGCCAGTGGCAGTTACAAGCATGCGCCCGGCTGACTCGCTGCCCTCCGAGCAGCAGTCCATCTCCGCAAGGTTCACGGGGCCGCACAAACCGGTCGCGTTCACCGAGGAGATCACGGAGTTCTGCGAAGAATTCTGCCAGCTGACCATCGGCTGCTGCAAGGGCGGGGTGTTGCCGTTCACGGACGCGGAGGTCCGCGAGCGGCAGACGAAGCCCCAGCAGAAGACGCGCGACAAGAAGGTGTCGGCGCATCAGCCGAGTGCGCCCAACGCTGACATCCGGACGACCCCCTTCCTTAAGCCGGAGGACGTCAAGCCGGGTGGCGCGGCGCGAATGGTATATCAGCTGGACCCGCGTTCAACGCGGGCAGGCAGCCGGTTTGCGCTACCGGTTGCGGACGAGCTCGCGGCGTCGCTTGCCTGGTGGGGACCGGGCAAGGACCCCAAGACTGCCGCGCGTTATCTCATGGAGTACGCGCGGGAGTGCCACGCCGTCGGATGGGCGGTGTGCGGGAGCGATTTCGACAAAATGGATGCGACGTTTACGCTGGAGATGCGTAAGCATGTCACGGAGCCCGTCATCACTGGGGTCGTGGACATCTCTGTGCGGGAGGAACTGATCCAGATGCTGCAGAAGGAGCGGCAGGTGAAGGGTGAGTGCAAGCACGGATCGCAGATTGTGTCCGATGGGCACAATTTGTCCGGGAGTCCCTGGACAACCATCAATTCCACTCTTGCTAACGGTGCTGTACAGTATGTGTGCCACCGTATGCGCGGATTGGAGCCGGAAGAAGCTTTTAAGTTTCTCGGCCCCAAGGCAGGGGACGACGGGTGGTGCCCGTTCATCCCAACCCAAGCCGCGCAAGCCATGGGCATGAGTGTCAGGGAGGAGCCGGTCTACGGCGAGACCGGCTTGATCTACTCGGGGCGTATCTTCCTAAACCCCGAGCAGAGCACCTCCAGCATAGTCGACGTGAAGCGCGCGCTTTCCAAACTCCCGATAGCGACGTCGGGATCTTTGCGCAGTTTGGCGCAGCGCGTGAGTGGGTACTGGGTCATCGGGAATTCCACCCCCGTTTTCCGCGAGTACCTACTGGCCGTGGGGCGGGCTTATTCGTTCAAGCCCGACGCCCTGCGTGCGATCGAGTGCGATCGCGACCTCGCGTACAATGCGTACCTTGGACCCTGGCCGTTTGACAACCGGGACCTGCCTTTGGCCTATGCGGCGATAGCGCAGAACCTGGACATCACGGTCGAGGACGTGAAGGTGCTGCAGGAGCGGCTTTCTGCCGTTCGGACCAAGGCGCAGCTGGCGGCCATACAGCTGCCAGGCTACGCTAGGCCCGACGACAGCGACGCCGTTTGTCGCGAGGGGCCGCTACGGGACGAAAGGTCCTCGTAGTACAAGGCTACCGCCCGCTTCCGCGGCGGGATAGTAAGTTTCGGAGCTGAGACAACAGGCACTCGGATGTGGCTATCCGGGAGCAAACCGCATTTCTAGTTTAGGCATTTCATATCTTAGCGATAAAGAATCGAAAT